CAAGAAGTTCAAAAGATTATAAGACCAAGATTTAATTTTGACTCTTTTAGATTAGAAACTATGTGGGTCAATGTTACTGAGAAGTACATGTACAACCCACCACACAATCATCAGGGTGTTTATAGTTGGGTCATCTTTCATGATATTCCATACTCTCTAGAAGAAGAAAGGAAAGACTATAGAGTCGCAGCTTCTAATTCTCCATACCCAGGATGTTTTTATTTTATTCATCCTACACATTCTGGACATACATATATTCAAAATATTGAGATTGACTATCGGTCTAATGGACATATGATATTGTTCCCAGCAAGGATCTATCACGGAGTACATCCATACTATTCAACTGATAAACCTAGAATTAGTCTATCAGGCAATGTGACGCTTTAGAAACTGGTCCGACTGGGGTTCACCTAGTCGGATCTTTGTGTATCATATATGCATAACAAACAACACGTCATGCATACCCAAGAAATCAAAGGCAACCTCGCTCGTCTTCTTGCTACCGAGAATCTTATCGTAGAGCATCGCAAGACCCCTACAGCATCCTTTGACGTGGATCGCCGTGTGTTGACCCTTCCCATGTGGGACAATGCTTCTGGTGTTGTGTACGACATGCTTGTCGGTCACGAGGTAGGTCATGCTCTCTTCACTCCTAATGAAGACTGGCGTGATGTTGCAGACTGCCCTAAGGACTTTGTGAACGTCATTGAGGATGCTCGCATCGAGAAACTGATGAAGCGTAAGTTCCCTGGTCTTCGTAAGTCTTTCAGTGGTGGTTACAAGGAACTGAATGATAAAGACTTCTTTGCTATCGCTGGTGAAGATATCAGCAAGTTCAGTTTGATTGACCGTATCAACCTGCACTTCAAGATTGGTGCTACTGCAATGATCCCCTTCTCAATTGAGGAGCAGGTGTTCGTTGCTCGCACTGATGTTGCTGAGACCTTTGAAGAAGTTCTGCAGATTGCTGTTGATGTACATAACTTCAGCAACAAAGTTGAAACTCCCATGACTCATGAGGAGATGCTTGAGGAAGCAGCTCAGCGTGAAAATGAAAGCACCGATGACGAACAACCTGAGCAGCAACAGCAGCAAGAGGGTGAGAGCGATCAGAGTGCAGAAGATATGCCTGCACCTCAGTCTTCTAATGCTCCAACTCAGCAGCAAGATTGGGATGATGAGGAAGAAGAAACTGATGATGTAGATAACATGAGTGAGGGTGGTGATACCTCAAAAACTCAGCGTGCTTTTGATCAAGCATCTGAGGATTTGTCTTCACGTCATGGTAGAAATCCAATTTATGTTGAGATTCCTGAAGCAGTTGACCTAGATAATCATATTGTTGATTGGACTGTACTTCATAACTGGATTGATTCTCAAGCAGTCGATGTGGAGAATTATGAGTTTGTGGACAACCAATACTATGAGTTCCGTAAGCAATCTCAAAAGGAGGTAAACTATCTTGTTAAAGAGTTTGAGTGTCGTAAGTCTGCTGACGCTTACGCTCGTGCTAGTCAATCTAAAACTGGTGTGCTTGATACTACAAAGTTACACACTTATCGTTATAACGAAGATCTCTTCAAAAAAGTAACTGTTCTTCCTGATGGTAAGAATCATGGTTTGCTTTTCCTTCTTGACTGGTCTGGTTCCATGGCGAATGAGATCCTTGCAACTGTTAAGCAAGTTCTGAACCTGACTGCATTCTGTAAGAAAGTTCAGATTCCATTTGAAGTTTATGCATTCACTAATGAGTGGTATGCTGCTAAGCGAGCAATGTCTGAGAACCCTGGTGTTGACTTCTCTTATGAGCGCACTGGTGTTGAGAAGAACACTGTACACATTGATCCTAATCACTTTCACATGATGAACTTTGTTTCATCTCGTTCTAACGCTCGTGAGTATGAGCGTCAGTGTAAGAATCTTTTCCGTGAAGCATGTTGCTACAGGTATCATGTTCGCTACAGTGCTACCTTCGGTGTTGGATTGTCTGGTACTCCTTTGAATGAAGCTATCGTGATGCTTAACTACATCATCCCTGAGTTCAAAAAGCAGAATGATTTGCAGAAAGTAAATGTCTGTGTCTTGTCTGATGGTGAAGGACAATGTGTTGCATACGGTCATGAGATCTATCTTGATCACAAAGATGAGTACAAAGTTGCTGCTCGCCGTATTGACTGGTATCAGATTCTTCGTGATCGTAAGACTGGTCGAGTCTACAATGCATTTGAATATGATAACGTTACCAACATCTTTATTCAGCAAGTGCGTGATCGTCACCCTGGTGTAAATGTTATTGGTTTCCGTGTTCTTGCTGGTAGTCAACTACAGAGTTTTGTTAGTCGCTATGCAACTTTTGATGGTTACTCTAAAGTTCAGAAGCAATGGAAGAAAGAGAAGTCTGCTGTGATTCCTACACCTAAGGCATTCACTGCTCTCTATGCTATCTCTAACAACTCTTTGAATGAGAACACTGAGTTCAAAGTTGAGTCTGGTGCTAAGAAGGGAGAGATCTCTCGTGCATTTAAGAAGATGCTTGGTAGCAAATCCACAAACAAGAAACTACTCAGTTCTTTCATTGAGTATGTCGCTTGACGAACTGTCCACATGGGGTCGCCAGTGACCCCACCAAACCCTATACTATATTCATCAACACAAAAGACACATGCCTTTCGCTCCCGTTCCCGTTTCAACTGAAGATCTCGTTTCTTACCTTACCGACAACTGCGGTACTGAGGTAAACACGAAGCAACTGTTTGAAGCGTCCGAGCACTTCAACTGCTCTCTCGCTACTGTGAAGAAGCGTCTTAAGGATTACAAACGCGGCATCGGCAAGTGGGACCTGACTGTTCAGGAACGCCTTGAGAAGACTCTTGCCGCTCCTGCTGCGATGCCTGCTATTGAGCAGAACCTTATTCCATCTAAAGATCCTAATTATGTTCCCTTCGGAAACTTCAGCGACATCAAGAAGATTCTTCAATCTCGTATCTTCTATCCTACTTTTATCACTGGTCTCTCAGGAAACGGTAAGACTTTCTCTGTTGAGCAAGCATGTGCTGCTCTAAATAGGGAGTTGATCCGTGTGAATATCACCATTGAAACTGACGAGGATGATCTTATTGGTGGTTTCCGTCTTGTTAATGGCGAGACTGTGTGGCACAATGGACCTGTCGTCGAAGCTTTGGAGAGGGGAGCTGTACTTCTTCTAGACGAAGTGGATCTCGCCTCTAACAAGATCCTGTGTCTCCAATCTATTCTTGAAGGTAAGGGTGTATTCAATGTTATTGCAACTGCAAATACTAAGGGTAAAGGCAGCGATGACGGTCGCTTTATTGGAACCAATGTTCTCAATGAGGCATTCCTTGAGCGTTTTGCGCTGACCTTTGAGCAAGAGTATCCTACCCCTGCTATCGAGAGCAAGATCCTGAAGATGGTTGCTACTTCTCTTGCAATTGCTGACCATGATTTCTGTGAGAATCTTGCTAACTGGGCAGACATCATCCGCCGCACTTTCCGTGATGGTGGTGTTGATGAAGTGATCTCCACTCGTCGTCTTGTCCACATCATGCGAGCATTTGCTATCTGGGGTGACCGTATGAAAGCAATCAAAGTTTGCGTCAATCGTTTCGATGATGAGACCAAGCAATCTTTCATCGAACTCTATGATAAGATTGATGCTGGTGTAGACCTGAACCAAGAGGAGGAGTCTGAAGATGCATGAGCACATTCGCAACATGCTAGGTAGGGTTGTAGCATTGCGGGGCACTCAAGCCCGCACTGCTAAGATCCTTGGTGGCGACGGTATGGAACTTTACATGCAGTCGATTGACGGAACCGTCTTTAAGTGCTACCATGATAATATTGAGTACATCTATGAACGTTGAGATGAGTTTCAAATATAATGAAGATGCTCTACTCCAAGAGCTACGTGATTACATTGCTGGAACGTACAACCAGCATTACTCCTCAGGTAACGACAGCATTCAAACGCTAGATCTTATTGAGGCATGTGGAGACGCTGAAGCATTCTGCAGATCTAATATTCTGAAGTATGCTTCTCGTTATGATCGGAAAGGAACTGCCCGCCGTGATATTGTGAAGATCCTTCACTACGGTTTGCTGTTACTGCATTTTTCTGATCAATCCACCAAGCGTGAGGAGTACCCCAATCGATGACTATGACCCCTACATCTACGAAGACATTAACTATTTCTGAGGAAACTTATCAGATCCTCGTAAACTTCTCAACTATTAATTCTTCGATTGTTTTTAAGAAGGGGAATCTGATTCGTACAATTGCTAACGCAGAAAACATTCTTGGTGAGTATGTGTCTGAGGAATACATTCCTCAAGACTTTGCTATCTATGATCTCTCTGAGTTTATTTCTGCTATCGGTATTTGTGCGCGAGATAATTCTCTTCCGACATTGCACTTTGATAACGATGACTATGTGACTATCAAGGGTGGTAATCTTTCTATCAGGTATTACTTCAGTGATCCTCAGATTACTTTGAAGGTTGCACCTGAGAAGGAAGTGAAGTTCCCTGGATCAAACATTTCATTCACTATCAATCAAAGTGATCTAAAGAACTTGCGGGATGCTCTCGCTAAGTTCAACCTTCCCGAGGTTCTATTCAGATCTCGTGATGGTAAAGTTACTGTACATGGTGTTGATACTGAGAATGCAACTAGTAATACATTCTGGATGGATTTCCCTAGCGGACAATCTACAGGAGATTTTGATCTGACTCTAAACACTGAGAACTTGCGTGTTGCGAGAAACTATGACTATCATGTTAAAGTTTCTGAGCACTTGCTGAGTGAGTGGGCAGTTGTTGGACCTACTAAAGATTTGCAATTGAAGTATTACATCGCACTGGAGCCTAAATGAAGAGAGATTTTCTCTGGGTGGAGAAATACCGCCCAACTAAAATTGATGAATGCATTCTCCCTGAAGGATCTAAGAAATCCTTTCAGGGTTTTCTTGACCAGGGAGAGATCCCTAACCTGCTTCTAAGCGGTCCTGCTGGCGTTGGAAAGACAACGGTTGCCCGTGCCCTCTGTGATCAGTTAGGCGCTTCCTACCTGCTTATAAACGGGTCTGACGAGGGTCGTTCTATCGATACCATCCGAAACAAGGTCAAGCAGTTTGCTACCAGCATCTCACTGACCTCTGGTGCCGCCCACAAGGTGGTCATTCTGGATGAGGCAGACAACATGACCTATGACGTTCAGATGATCCTCAGAGCGTCTATTGAGGAGTATCACAGCAACTGTAGGTTTATCTTTACCTGTAACTTCATCAACAAACTGATTGATCCTATCAAGTCACGTTGTACTGTTGTTGATTTTACGATCAAACCTTCTCATAAAGAGAAATTGCAGGAGCAGTTCTTTTATCGCATCCGTGATATCCTCACAAAGGAAGAGATCAAGTATGAAGATAAGATCATCGCCAAACTTATCAGGAGATACTATCCAGACTGGCGTCGTCTTCTGAATGAAGCGCAACGGTTTGCATCTTCAGGTCAGATTGATGCAGGCATTCTTGTAGATATCGCAGACATCAATATCGATGATTTGATTAGAGCGATGAAAGATCGTAACTATTCTACAGTCAAGAACTGGGTTACCCAGAACATGGATCATGATCCTTATATGGTGATGCGAAAGATCTATGATGTTCTGTACAAACATGCTAGCAATGCTAGCATCCCTAACTGTGTACTGATCATTGCAAAGTATCAGTATCAAATTCAATTTGTTGCAGACCAAGAGATCAATACTCTTGCCTGCCTTACGGAGATTATGCTAGATGGAGTTGAGTGGAAGTCTAATGCAAGTACCAAGTAATACTGAACTGATTCATTACAAGATTCAGGCAGCGATGCGTGAGCATCATTTTGATGAAGACCAAATGAAGTATCTAGGAGAACGAGATGGAGAACACTGGTATAGAATCGGGGGAGAACATGAAGTCCCCGTTTCAGCTCTTGAAGAGTTCGAGTTTCTCGGGGAAGTTGACTCCACCGAGGAAGAAGACAACACCTAAGAATGTACAGGAAGCTCATGAAGCTCTTTTTCATGCTACAATGAACTTGCCTGAAGCTGCAGCACATTGCGGCATGACTCAAAAGGAGTTAAAAATGACCTTCTTTGAATACCTTAAGTACAATGAGCCAAACTTTGAAGTCAATCAAGACACCTCTTCGTTACCCAGGGGGCAAAAGCAGGGCGCTAGCAAACCTGTTCCGATTCCTCCCCGACCTTTCCCAGGTAACGGAGTATCGTGAACCATTCCTCGGTGGCGGCAGTGTCGCCATTGAGGTTACTAAACGTTATCCCAAACTAAACATTTGGGTAAATGATCTGTATGAACCTCTGACGAACTTCTGGAAAACTTTGCAGGACGATGGACACAAGATGTACAAACGTCTACAAGAACTGAAGTCTAGGTATCCAGATCAAGCATCTGCAAAGGGATTATTTTTAGAAGCAAAGGAGTTAGTAAATGATGATACCGTATCCCATCTATATCGTGCTTGTGCTTTCTACGTTATTAACAAGTGCTCTTTTTCTGGTCTCTCTGAATCCAGTTCCTTCTCAAGACAAGCTTCAGAGAGTAATTTCTCAATGCGAGGAATTGAAAAACTACCAGCGTACACTCAACTGATTCAGAATTGGAAGATTACGAATGGTCGCTACCAAGAGCTCCTTACCGACGACAGAAACATTTTCACATACCTTGATCCCCCCTACGAGATTGGATCCAATCTATATGGTAAGCGTGGGAACATGCACAAGGGATTTGACCATGATGGGTTTGCTACTATTTGTGACCGTTTTATCGGTCCTCAACTTGTATCTTACAATTCGTCGCAACTAATCCGAGATCGTTTTGAGGGGTGGACAGTTGCAGAATTTGCACACACTTACACCATGCGCTCCGTGGGGAGTTATAATACAGATCAAGCGTCACGTAAGGAACTAGTCCTTTTTAACTATGAAGTGTGAAGTCACTCTATTCGTCGCAGGCAAAGTCTTCAAGGAAGAAGTCTATGCCCGCGACTACCAAGAAGCAAGAGAAGTCGCTCTTGCTCGTAACCCTAACGCTAAAGTGGTGGGGGTAAACGCTAAGTTCTAATGTGGAGACTATGGTGCAAGGCACTCGGAGCAAAGGAGGGTCGTAATGACCGAGAGGCAAATTGTGTGGGCAGTATACGGACTGTTATACTTCTCGCTTATCTCGTTACTAATTGTTTTATTGTGGCGGGGGTAATTAGACACTGGAATAATAACCAAACATGGGAAAACAAAGAGACAATGCAATCTGGGATTTGCTCACAAGTATAAACCAGACAAAGAAGAATCTTATTGATGAAGATCCTTCACTGGAGAAAAAATATAATACTTGGCTCATCAACAAAGCATTGTCTGGTCATACAGATGCTATCTTGTTCGTCAATGAAATGAACAAGAACTGGCATCTGGACAGGAAGTTGCAGTATGACTTTTATATAAATACTTTACGACCAAGGTTTCGTAAGAATTCCTTTGGAAAGAAAGAGTCGATTGATTACCTTGATGATGTAAAAGAATACTTTGGTTACAGTTATACCAAAGCTCTTGAAACTATCAGGATTCTATCACTAGACGATTTAGAAACCATACGTAAATTATTAGATAAAGGTGGAATGAGATGAGTGTTGAGACTGTCGTCCAGTGGAAGCAATCTGATATGATTGAAGTGGTTCTGAAAGAACCAGATGACTTCCTAAAAGTACGTGAAACTCTAACAAGAATTGGAGTTGCATCACGCAAAGAAAGAAAAATCTATCAGTCCTGTCATATTCTTCACAAGCAGGGCAAGTATTATATTGTACACTTCAAAGAACTGTTCGCCTTGGACGGCAAGAGTGCAAACATTACAGAGAATGATGTTCAACGTAGAA